TGACCACATCAGGGCAGCACTTTCCACTTTTGTGGCAAACGCGTTAGTAGAAGACGATGTTAAAGAATTAATCAATAACAAAGACTACACACCAATTTGTCGGCCGCTTCTGTTACCGGAACGTGGTAATAAATACCGCATTGCATCGATATCAGAAGCCCCTCTTGTAGCTGCTGGGCAAAGAATTACACCAGCTGTTCTTAAACTCCTGAAGCATTTCTCCGTAACAAGCTACTCCCTTACAGGTGAAAATGGAATACCAGTTCCACTCCGTAAGGCTCTGGCTGCATACTCATCACTCCAAGAGGAAAGCGAATTTATATCCACTGACCTCTCAAAGGCATCCGATTATATACCTCACGACGTAGCCCAAGCAGTATGGGCAGGTCTTTGGAATGTCCTCGGACGGGAATTCCCAAGTTATTACTACGAACTTGGAAACATGCTTTTAGGACCAATGGAGCTTCTAAACCCTAAAGACACAGAAGTGTACAAAGAATCTAGAAAAAGCTCACGAGGAATACTCATGGGCTTACCGCTCACATGGTCTGTACTAAGCATCCTGAATATGTATGCATCGGAGATGGCAATACGCGATTACGAGTCAGTCAGCAAAGCTTTCCGAGCACGCAATCGTAATGCCAAGAGCGCACTTAGTCCATATGTGATCTGCGGTGATGATATGGCTGCATACTGGCCCAAAGGGGTCAGTGAGTTATACATCTCCCATCTTCATGTAAACTGTGGTCTAAAGGTTAACCAAAAGAAGACATTCAGGTCAGCAACGGGCTGCATCTTTGTAGAAAGATGCTTCCGTATTGATCCCAAAATCTATCGTTTTGAGAAAACCAGAATAGACGTACAGCCTGCTAACGTCCCCAGTCAACCAACGCTCTGGGACTTCATAGAAGTCCAGTTAATCGGAGCAACAGGGAAAGCCGTGCAGAATTACAGGAAGCTTCGACAGCTCATAAGCCCTCAAATGAGTGCTTTAGTGCTGGCAAAACGGGATGCAGAGTCAAATAAAAATCGTATGCCCGACTTCGCAATATTAGCCGACGTAGTTGTCGAGCAATATGAGAGGTGCAACAGTTCTTGGAAACAAATGAGATTACTCTCACTTGTACCCGAGTTCCATGGGAATACGATCCGAAAAATGAAGGCCCAAGGGCTTCCACTTTTCTGGCCTAAGTCTTTGGGTGGTTGGGGTTTTCCAGGACCCCAAGAAGCGAACGCAGAATTTCGAAAAGCTGCGGCTGTGGTATTGACACAAAGTGTCGACCAAGCCAAAGCAGACATGTTCGATATTACTGTGAGTTCAAGCATCTCTCATTTGCCTCGGAATCTTAAAGCACGAACACGAAGGATCATGTTTAAGGCCGAACGGATGGAGGAATCAGCTATGTGGAAGGGAATCGACAATGTCAATAGACTTACACGTAAAGAGGTCCTCGCCAATGCTATGCAACGTACTATGACATACTTTGCAATCGACATTGACAATCCGAAAAAGGCAGAGGAGGGAGACCCACCAAAGTTGAATCGCATAGGCACGGTTGTAAGGAAACATATTCGAGAGATAAGTCAACGGTGGAAACAGGGTAACCCTATTTCTGCTGCAAAGGTCCAGGGCCTTGTATCCCAATTCAATAAAGAATGGGAGGACGAGGAAATGCACCAGTATGAACTGGACGGTGTCTTATACTATGAGAATGTTCCTGACAAACTCCTTCAGATGACGTTGGAAAGAATTCGAGACCCGGTTGCTAGACTTAATGTCTATCAACAGGATATCTTGAATGCTCCCCAAGATCATTCTGTTAAACGACGTAGTGAGATTCGAGCCTTCGCGGACAGTCAAAA